CCTTGAATTCGTCACCAAGATCAACAATGTCGCCGGCCTTGGTTCGCTTAATTTTCTGACCACCAAAACCATCTTTGTGAATGCCACCCCACTCAGACTCATAGCCAAGAGTAAGACGAACATGAGCAACGATGAAGTCTGGATCAAGGGCATCACGCTCACAGCGGATAATTTCAGAACTCCAGCCCTGAACACCAAAGACCTGATTGAGTCTGGTGATCACCTCGCTGACGGGAATATAGGTCAGCAATGTGCCGCTCTTCTTGAGTTGACGCTCAACGCTGGGGTGGAAAGGCTCATACAGGTCCTTCATGGCTTTTGCGGCCCGCTCATCCTGCTCCTTTTTGCGCTTGCGCAAACCCGCTTCCCAGTCGTCGGTGTTTAGAGGCGCGGCAAGAACCACCTCTTCGGCAACGGCGGTATCAGTTGTGTTTTTACTAGCAGTCATTACTTTGCCCTCCTGACGGCAATGCTTGTTTTAGGTTCACCTAGTTCGCAGTAGTTGTCGGCATTAATGCCCAGTTCAGCCAACTTTTTAATTCTCCAGTATGAAGGCTGTACGTAGTCAAGAACCCGCTCTGCGACTTCTTGTGGCGACATTACTACCTCGCCAGTGTCCATGTCAATCGCGAGCATGGACAACTTTTCCGAAACAACGGATGCCAAGTCTTTGTGCTTCCAGCCCTTGCGACCCGGATCAAACTTCTTCTCAATGCGTGAGCCATCGTCAAGAACTACTTCCTCATCCCGACCCATCGCATCAGCAACTGCCTTTTCCATAGTCGAGTACACGACGCCAAGTTCAGTCTTCGCCTCATGGAGACTGACCAACAATTTGCATGCTTCTCGAGCATCGAGGCCCTGAGCATTCTGCTCGATTGCCAAATCAAGTTGCATGACGGCACGGCGTAAATTAGCAATTTCGTCTGAGATACCCACAATTCCTCCAGTGGTTGTGTTGTTTCAGACGATGATAGCCGCCCTCTTGCGCTGAGGCAAACCGAGGCCGGCCAAGTAAGTAAATGCCCCAACGGCGCTGTCGACCTGGTCGTCGTGGTCGGTTGCTTCTGGGAATGAAGCAAACTCATCAAGCCAAGGTGTGAGCCATGGCCCTCTAACGACACGAACATTTCCATTCGCAACAGCGGCAGCAAATGGCCTCGCCCGAGTGACCTTGTCGCCCGTAGCCCTGATGGCCGAGAAATCGTAACCAGGAAGTACATACCTAGCGTACTGGTCGGCTAGGGCCTTGCCTGAGGAGCCAGGCTCTTGCTCCATTCGGATCGCCACCTGGTGGCCGTCCTCCATGGCGGTATTCGCGATCAACTGTTCTACTTTTTCAGCCTTCACTCGGGCTCGTTTTACATCCACTACATAGGCAATGCCCTGGTCAAATAGCATAAGTGTGCCGACAGTCCAGTCGGGGTCAGGGTTTGCATGCGACGGCTCAGTTGCTGCAAGGTCCCAAAATCTGATTGCTCGAGCGGCGGAAGTCAGTTGAGGAATTTCAGCCGGATCAATAAGAACAAAACTTTCGCGCTCAAAGATCGACCCAAGAGTCGTAGACCACCAGTCGCCTTCCTCAAGGCGCCTACGCTCTATAGGGTCCAAGGAACTTAGGGCCGAGCGGTATGAGTCGGCGTCAATGCCGGGGTTGTCGGTCAACTTTGAAGGAACGAAGATTCGGTTATTGGCGGTGCCCTCGACGATAAACCGTTGCCGGACCCAGTTGGGGGCAGGGTTGGAAGCAGCCCTCATACGAAGGGGAACCCTGGCCAATGGCCCGGATGCTGGGCGACGCAGACGGGAGAAAAGATACCGATAGTCATTTTCCCTAATTTCCGTAACTTCGTCCATCCCAATAAACTGGAATTCAGCACCCTTGTAGCGAAGGTAGTCGTTTTGGTTATTCAGGTACCCGAACGTAATACGGGCGCCCGACGGGAAGGTAAACGTGTTCTGTACGCCGTTCCACTTAACGTCGTCATAGTGGGACATCCAGTCACGGGCACGGTCCATCAACGCACCCGGCAGGGCAAGGTCAGCGAATGTTCTACGAAAAAGAATGGCCGAATAACCAGGCACATCTACGTATTGCAGAGCGGACATCAGCAAGGCGGAAGACTTGCCACCGCCGGCCGCGCCACCAAACAGGGCTTCCAACTGGTAAGTTCGGAGAAACACCTTTTGCGTCAGGGACGGCTCTTCGGGGCAAAACTGAGGCTGCTTCGGCTGAAGATATTCGAGGACCTTGTTCCAGTCGGTCACTAAGAGGCTCCATTGTGTGTAGGATGACGATGTTAGGGTGCTTACCCCACGGAGAACGCAGCAATGGCAGAATCTGAGAATAATCCCAGTAAATGGAAACGATTTATTGGTATACTTGCTTCGCGTCAAACCTCGGCGCACTTTTTAATGGGATGCTTTGTCGTTCTTCCCGCCATAGGAGTTTCCATGCTGGGTAGGCCTGGGGCTGGTTTAATAGTAGCAGGTGCAAATGCTGGACTATATGGATACCTTTTGGGACGTGACTAATGGCCTGGAATAAGCCACAGACAAAGACGATTGAGTCAAAGATGACCGAGGCTGAGTCAGTGAAGGCCTCGGGCCTTAACGCTGGCGCTCCGGTTTCGTTCGACGTATCGCGGACAGGCAAGGCCTACAAAGACGGCTGGGACATGCAGCGCGCATATCGCGAAGGCATGCAGAAGGTTACCTGGGTCTTCAGGTGTATTGACGCTATCGCCGGCAACCAGGCTCGTCTTCCAATCATCCTCCGTGAGGACAATTCACCGAACGGCACAATTGTCAAGGAACAAAACCAAATTCTTGACCTGCTGAACTCGAAGGCCAACGAAGGCGAAGATTCTTTCGTTTTCAGGTATCGACTGTCGTCCCAGTTATTGATGAGCACCCGAGGGGTGTTTATTGAAAAGATTCGTGGACGCAATGGCGAACTTATTGCATTGCACCTGCTCCCGCCTCAGTTCACTGCGCCAATCCCAGACCCTAAAAGATTTGTATCTGGGTTCGAGGTGGACATGCCCAATGGGACAAAGGTCCGGGTCAAGCCAGAAGATGTAATTTGGATTCGCCGTCCGCACCCGCTCGATCCATACCTTTCATTGACACCCATGGAGGCGGCGGGTGTAGCGATCGAAATCGAAAACCTCGCCAAAATCTATAACCGCAACTTCCTAATCAATGATGGTAGACCTGGTGGTTTGCTGGTTGTCCGCGGCGAAATGGACGACGACGACAAGGACGAACTGCGCTCACGATTCCGCGGAAACATCAACCGAGCCGGAGGAACGACTGTTATCGCTTCCGAGGACGGCGTTGATTTTGTTGACACCGGTGCCTCGCCCCGGGATGCGGCTTACACCTCCATGCGCCAGATCACCAAGGAAGAAATCCTGGCAGCATTCGGCGTTCCTGAATCCGTTATTGGAAATGCCGCCGGCCGTACATTCTCAAACGCAGGAGAAGAAATCAAGGTTTTCTGGATGGAAACCATGCTCCCGCACCTCGAGCCAATCGCTCGAGCCCTAGACAACCTGCATCCGACATATTATGTTGACTTCGATACAACTGATGTGCCGGCTCTAATTCTTGCTAAGCAGGAACGAGAAGGGCACCTACTGCAGGAGTTTCAGGCTGGTCTGATTTCTGCAAATGAATATCGCCAGCACACAGGCCGTAAGAATGTTGTTTCGGATTTGGCCGACTCAATGCTGGCTAACCCGAACCTAGCACCAATCGGTAACCCAGAAAAGCCGATGGAAACACCACCTCAGGGACAAGCCCCTGGCGCTGCCCCACAAACGGTGATGACCCAGGCGGTTCAGGCTGGAGCAGTCCCTGGAGTTGAGCCAATGCCCCCGGCAGCACCCCAGACACCACCAGGAGTTGAGCCCGGAATGGGGATTGTTGTCCCCGAGCAGAACGCCGTACCACCGGAGGCCCAGGTTCCAGCACCTCCGACAGGACAACTTTCCGCTGAAGGCTCTTTCATCAGCCTCAAGGGGGCTGATATCCCTTTCGTAAACATTGAGACCAAGGCTGATGAGTCTGCTGATCGATGGACGGAAATCCTCGACGCAAAACTAGAAAATCTTTTTGAGCGTCAGCAGCGGGTAATTCTTGAGAAGGCGCTTGGCCCCAAAGCCCGCAAACTCATGATTGGTGGGACATTCGATGTCGGAAGCGTGTTCGACAAGAAGGTCTGGGACAAGCAGGTTAGCGACGACATGCGTCCAATTATTTCTGGCATCGTGAACGACGCCGCCAACTCCGCTCGCCAACAATACCCACAGGCATCAGAGCCCGTAAGCGACAAAGAATTGCAGGAATACATTGACAGTCAGGTTGCTAGAATGCAACAAGTCAATGAAACAACACGAGAAGAAATTGCAGCAGCACTTCTTGTTGGTATGGCAATCCGTGATTCGGATGAAAGAAACGGGCTTTTAAGAGCCGCCTTGATGGCCATTTTCGCTCATTTGATTAACAAGCGCAAGCGACAGATCGCTGAGCATGAGGCGCAGTCTGCCTATAACGCCGGCCTGTACTTGGTTGGCAAAAAGGAAGATGGATCATCAAGGTTCAGTAAGCGATGGGTAACACGGAAAGACGATTCGGTTAGAAGCGAACACCGCGCACTCGAGGGCAAGGCAGTTCCACTAAAGGATTCATTTACAGGAGACGGAGTCACCCTTCGGTTCCCCGGTGATCCGCTGGCTCCTCCTGGTCTAACCATCAACTGCCGTTGTCGTCTTCGCATTCAGCCAACTGAATAAGTAATGCCATTACTGAAACATTCCCCTACTGGGGTAATGCGGCGAGTATCATAAACTGTAATCGACATTTGGAGATACGTAAATGCCTACGCAGACTCGGGACTTTGAGTTCAAGGCCAACACAGGTCAAATCAGCATCGATGAAGCGCAGGGCATTGTTGAATGCTTCGTCGCTGCCTTTGGCAACAAAGACTCTGTTGGCGACATCATTGTGCCAGGGGCGTTTGATGCCAGCCTAAAGCGCCGTAATCCTCGCGTTGTCTGGGGCCACGACTGGAATAGCCCCATCGGCAAAGTTCTTGAAATCTACGAAGTCAAGCCGAACGATCCCCGTCTACCAGGCAAGATGCGCAATGCCGGCGTCGGTGGACTGTATGCGCGCGTTCAGTTCAACCTCAAGAGCGAGCGCGGTCGCCAGGCTTTTGCTGACGTTGCATTCTTTGGCCCAGATCAAGAGTGGTCGATTGGTTACAAGACTCTTGACTCGATCTACGACTCCTCCCGTCAGGCAAACATCCTGCGTGAGGTAGAACTTTATGAAGTCTCACCGGTTCTCCACGGAGCGAACCAGTTAACCGCTACAATTTCAATCAAGGCCGATAAGGCCGAAGACAAGGTAACCTCTTTCGGCAAAAGCAAGTGGCCGATGTTTGACCGTGGCTTTGCCGAGATGATCCGAACGGAGTATCCGGAACTTTGGCGCAAGGGCGGAAATATCAAGGGCAACGATCAGTACGAGATACTGACAAAAATTGCCAAGCAAAACGGTGTAGCGACTACCGACGATCAAGTCGCAGCGCTCGAATTAAGAGAGGCATGGGTCGCCCGCCACGAGCAGGACTTCCGTCTTCCAGGCGTAATCGCCCAGATAAAGTGGTTGGCGATTGGGAGCCGCGGCGAAAAGCACATGAAGGACTTGATCCGGGAGGAGATCAAGAAACTGAATGAGCGCAAGCAAAAGGGCTTGCCATACGAGGATGACGACTCTGGTTATGGCAATGCCACGCCGGCAGAGTCCAAGAACCCCGAAAACCTTGCTCGTGCACTGGTAGAGAAATTCAAGGGCAGTGTTCGCATCCGTG